GTTAAGGTTATGGGGTTTGTTCCCCGTTTGTTGAGTATGAATATATCAATAGTTTGATTGTCTGTCAACACCTTTTTTCAATAAAAATGAAAAAATATGAAAAAAAAACAGGAAATGCCATTTATAGGATTGAATGGGGCGGGGTCACGCTTTTTTGAAACGGAGTTTATGCGTTAGCTCAAGAAAAAAATTATCAAGGCCGTCAGTGTGCGCGTACCAGGTGCCGTTGACTTTTACCGCCGGCAGGCCGATGTTAATCAATTTTTCAGCCGTTGGCCAGCTCACCTGGATATATTCAAGTATGGCATCTTTGCCGATCAATATTTTTTCACTTTTTTTCATCGATCCAGCCAGCCTCCACGATTTTGATTAAATCCACCACCGATAAACCCCACCCGGCGCTCTGGCGGCCGTTGCGTCGGCGGCGATGCCTGTTTTTTGCGATGGGATTTATTTTCAATGGCATCCCAATCCATGCGGGCCATGCCGGCGCGCACAGCAGCGGCCAGGGCATAAACCTCGCAGTCAATCGCCTCGTTGCGGCCGCCGGGCCTGACGTTGTGCCACTCCTGGCGCGGATATCCTTTTACGAATCGCGTCACCAGTTTTTCGGCGCAAAGCTGCATAAAATACTCATCATCCGCGCCAATATACCAATGGTAACAACCAGGGCCTGGTTCACTGATCGCCACGCGCGCATAAATCATGGCTTTGGCGGTGTCAGCGCCCACCGGCCAGAGCTGGATGCCGTTTGGGATCACCTTGCCAAACCAGGTAACATCAACATCCGATGGGCGGCCGATTACAGGCTTGCCGGATGTACTGGCTCCCTTCAGCGCAAAACAGATCGGCGCGTTCATGCGGCAGAAATTATAAACTTCCTGGGTGCGGTGGCCGCCGGAATCGATGCCGCATGATATGACATTAAGCTGCGTGCCCCGGGTGGTCTCAAACGGGCGCATGAGCAACTGTTTAAGCTGTTGCCAAACGTCATCCTGGGCCGTGTCGCCGTAAATCTCGGTATGATAAACCAACCAGGATTCCTCGCCCCGGCCCCAGGCGCGGATCACCACGGCCAGCCGATCGTCCTGCACATCCACGCCGGCCGACAACATCAGCCCGCCAGGCGGCACGGATAGCATTTGATATTGGTCACACCGGTTTTTAAGTTCCACCCAATCCGGCTGCGCGCCTTTTTCCTCAAAAGGCAGGCCCAGGCGCGTATTGACCCAGACTTTAAGCCGCTGCGGATCGGTTTTGGATTGCAAAAACTCGGTGGCGATCTGCCGCCATGACACAAATCCCGACGGCGACAACAACCCGCTGATATGATACCCGCGCCGCTCCCGATCCGGATACGCCGGCACCCACACGCCAGCCGATAGCATGGCTGTTTTGTGCTGCTCATCGATGCGGCCCCGGCATTTGGCGCACACATACCAGCAGTCGGTGACCGTGCCGCCGTCATCTCTGGTGAATTTAATGCCATGCGGCGCGTCTTCCCCGCCCCATTCCATTGGTTGCATGTGACCGCAATGTGGGCAGGGCATGTGGTAGGCGCGTTGGTCGCTGTCGCGCCAGATGCTTTCAATTTGTGAGATGCCCTGTACGGTGGGTGTTGAGTTATAAAACACTTTTTTCCGGCGGCCATAGGTATCTGTGCGCCTGATGGCCAGTTCGATCGGCGATCCTTCGCCGTCAACATCCATTTCATAGCCATCCATATCATCCAGGATCAGATACCGGATCGACCTGGACCTAAACCCGGCCCCGGAATTTGACCCGGCCAGGTAGATTGCGCCGCCGGGAAATTGTTTTGAGAGCATGGTGTTGGAGCTGTCTCTTGACTTTGGATTAGCCACCTTCTCACGGATTCGCGGCGTATGCTCGATCATGGGCGCGATCCGGTTTTTGCTATGGTCCTTGGCTAAATCAACGGTCGGCATCACAAACAGGCACGGCCCCGGGCTATTGTCGATAATGTAGCCCACAAAATTATTGGCCGCCTCAGTGGCGCCTACCTGGGTTCCCTTCATTACACAGACCTCTGTCGTCGGATCATCCGTGGAAAGGCTGTCCATCACCTCCCGCAAATACGGCGTGCGCTCGGTGCGATACCGGCCGGCCTCTTTTGCCGACACCGCCGGGAGTATGCGGTGGGTGTCGGCCCATTGTGAGACGGATAGGTTGGGATCGAGGCGCCAGCCGGATATGAATTGGGCAGTGTATGGGGAGTTATTGGCGGGCATTTAGAGTTTGACAGCCTGCTGGCCGGTGAAGTCTTCCCACCGCTTGATAATGACGTCGCAATAATGCGGATCAATCTCCATACCGTAGCAGATGCGGTTGGTTTTTTCGCAGGCAATTAGGGTGGTGCCTGAGCCGAGGAAAGGCTCGACAATAATATCATTGCTGTCCGTCATGGCCTCTATATATTGAAGTGGTAGACCCACGGGAAATGTCGCAGGATGGGAACTCCTTATGTTTGAAAGCTCTGGCGTTTGAGATATGCAAGAGTGTAATTGGTGGTGTGTATACGCCTTTGTTGACGTTATAACCATAGAGCCATCAGCTTGTCTCACTGCTCTATGAGTTCCATTAAGAAAATTTTCCCCGTATTTTGATTTATATTTTTCCATCTGATTCGGGATAGTTCGGTTTAAACGTTTCATTTTTTTACCAAAGACAAATAGCCACTCGTGCGTCATTGCAAACATAGATGTTGCGCTTGCCATGCTACCAGCTTGGGTTTTGTCCCAAACATTCCATGACAAAAATTTATATCCAGACTGCCTTGCTTCCGTAATATATTCTTTCCAGTATTCAACTATTTCATGGTCTTTTCTCTTTATGCCTAAATTTATAACCATATATTCACAATGCTGGTAAAACGCAGGAATAAACTTTTTGAGCGTTCCAATTGCCAAATCATTCCCGCCATATGTACGCATATCGGCATAAGGTGGTGATGTAAAAAGGATTTCAGCATTACTCCCATCCATCAACCGCCCCACATCATCCGCGCTGGTACTGTCGCCGCACATCAACCGGTGGTTACCCAACTGCCAAATATCACCGAGCTTGACCGTGCCATCTTCAACATCCGGTATCTCATCGTCAGCCGGATCGCTTTCAATCGCATCCTCTCCAGATTCAACGCCAAGCTCAGCAAGCCACTCATCACTCACGCCCAACTCGGCTACATCAAAATCAAAGGCGCTCATATCCAATTCTGACAATTCAAGCTCCAGGGCCTCAGTATCCCACCCGGCTTCGGCGCTGCGGTTGTCGGCAATGCGCGCCAGGCGCACTTGCTCCGGCGTTAGATCCGTGCGAACAACGACCGGGAAAGTTTTAAGCCCCAGGCGTTGGGCAGCCTCAAGCCTCCCATGCCCTTTAATGATCACGCCGTCGCCGTCAACCACTATAGGCTGATCAACTTTAAACTCCTCGATGGATTTGGTGATCCATTCGATGTTATGTAATTTGGCGTTCTGGTGGTAGGGCTTGATTTTGCCTAAACTCCAGTTCTCTATCTTCATGCATATTCTCCTGTCATGCGCTCGATGGCGCCGCGAATTTCATTTGTCAGCAGCTCCCGTACTTTCATCGGATCGGATTCCCCGGCTAAAACATCGCTGATACGATCCGGGATATTTAGCATGGCGTCACGCGCCTGGCGGGCGCAGTCAAATGCGTCTTGTTTGACGTCATCCAGCAAAACCAGTTTACGAGACTTTTGCTCATACTCTTGTTTCCGCAGCGCAGCCTTGAACTGCTCGGATAGAGTGCGCGCCGTATTAAAATCCATGCCGCCCATCCCGGCGGCGTCAACCTTTCTTTTGACCTGCTCAACCGTCGGCTGCTTGGCATCGCCACGCGTTTTCTTGCGCTGGCCCGGGTCCATGTTGCGGCCCCAGATCGCCCGCAGTTTGTCCATGTCATAGAAAAACCTGCCCTTGCGCTTCCTGGCGGCCCCGGGAATCTTGCCCTCCCTGCGGCATTGCCCCAGGTATGCCGAGCTAATCCCCATCTCATCCGCAGCCTCACCCTGTATTTTGTCGTATGCCATAACTATCCGTTTTTATTGCCTATTTTATAAAGGACTCTCCGGCCTAAAAAACTAACCGAGAATTGCGCCTTGGCTATGCGAT